TGGAATTAAGTGTAGCTTCAGTAATATGCCGAGTGGAAACGTCCAAATAATTTAATACACCGTACATCGCGTTCTCCTGTTAAAGAATGTAGAATAACAGATTTGTTGGGGGGTGTCAAGGAGTGACGTAAAAAATTCCAAAAATATAAATCGCCAACATTCCACCATTCACTAAAGCAATGGAGAGTCTACGTTCTAAAGTAGACCAGAGAAGCCATAAGAACGACCCTACATTAAGAACATAAATGTTCCAAGGATCATATCTTAAAGAGGTTAAAAACGCTCCTGCGAGTGTAGTTAGTGTAGCAATCCATTCAAGAAAAATTAACATAAATTATAGAATTATCCCAGCGTTTGCTGGGATATTTTTCCTTTCTTTGATAATCATTCTTTTTATCCTTAAAGGTTTTTGGAGTATTGAACTTCACTGAATGTTTGTGTGTTAAGTTCGTCCTGATATGTTTGTTCGTTGACATAGATAAACGCTCCAATTGAAATGGCAATAAGTATATATTTCATTTGTATTTTCTACCTTGATTGAAGTCTGATGAATCTTTTAGATGTTTCTTCATTCATATTATTATCCTATTACTCTGATTCTGTGACCAAAATAGAAGGAATAATTTTTCCATCTAATTTGTAATCGTAGAAACTATCAAACCAATATTCTTTATCGGAATTCATAGCACTATCAAATATCCTAACAGGCTCTTTTAACATCTTTTTGGGCATTTCCGTCAAAATGTCTAATAAATCTTCATAAGTCATTTCTTGTTTGACTTCAGAGTAATCATAAAAATATCTTTCTTTTTTATTCTTTACTTCTTTTTTGGCAATTTTAATTGCTTCTTTCTCCGAATGAGCGATGACAGTATAAATAACGCTTTTACTTATGTCATCATCGGCAATAAATTCTACCTGCCACTTATTTTGTATTTTAGTGCTCATACTTGCTTCATTAAGTTCTTTAAGTTGTATCGTTTATTAAAACTTCTGTACACTCTATAAGGAATTTCAGCCATCAAACCTTTGACTTTTGGCATTGTATTTCTCCGTTGAACTTGAATGAAGAAGTTCCATTTTACACTAGATCAAATGTGTTGTCAATAATTTAGTCTAATTTAGTGTAAAATATATGTTGACCAATTTTAGCGTCTTTAGTCATTCTATTAGCCCATTTTGGTTTTCTAATATATTCTGCATAATAGAACTGTGTGTTATACAGTTTATTAACTCTAACACCGTTAGAAAATAACATTGCCGAATGTTTTGCTCTGTCCCATTGTTTTTTGTTTTTTGGTTGGGCGTTACGAATCTTTTGATTGTTTGTCCAGCTAAACTGTTTTGGGGCGAATACTACATCACAAAACGTATGTCCCCATTTTCCACTAATTAGTCTATTATGTGTAACATTAGCTACTGCAATCTGTCCAATTAAAGGTTCTCTAAGAGCCTCCCAATAGATATTACGAGCTAAACAATCAAATTGTTTTGCATTCAATTTAATTTTTTGTTTACTATTAAACAATGTAACAAAATCCCATTCTCCGGATTGCGATTGGAGAATTTTAGTAGATTCTTTGACATCTAAATCACGAGATTTATCAAACGATCTCGTTTGAATTTCGTTGACAACCTTATCTAAGGTTACTTCAACCCTACCTACTCTATCTTCAATGCGAGTAAATCTCATAGAATCAATATAATCGGAAATTAAATATCCGAATAAAACTATCAGTAAACTTACAAAAAATACTTCTCTATCAGTATATTCCCGGAGTGACAATCTAGGGAATTTAATATCATTAGTATCAATAGTAATTTTCATAACAATTTATTTATTAGTAGTTTCGATAAAATCCCAATTTTGAATTGGGCGATTTTTTGGAGCAGCCCACCCAAAATAGTGTTTCTGATGACCAGATGCCATCATCTTTGATTTACGTTTTACAGTTCTCTCAACAGTTATAATACCTCCGCTCTTCAAAAACTCTTCAATTGCAAAAGAAACTTCATTTCTCAAATCAAGTTTTGTAGTGTTCATAATTTATTTACTTTTTATGTTTAACCGAGGAATCCAGTATACAGGAATTAAAACGGAATGTAAAGAAATATATTTACCTCAACTGTAGTTATAAAGTTACAAAAAGAACAAAACTAATCAAAAGTCCAACAAACACAAAATAAACAATTTCATTAGCATACTTGTGCATTATTCCTCTCCCTCACTTGTTTCATATAATTTTCTACCTTTTCAATCGAACCCCAAGCATTTGAGGGAATTTCCCAATAGATGTGTAAACAAATATCTTTTAGTACCGCAAGATTAAACGTATCGGCTTTAGTAACAGCACCAATTAAATCGTTGGTGAGAACGGCCATAATAAAACCTCCCGGTTCATAACCATATTTAACATAATTATCAATGGTTTCAATCGTAGTTTCTGGGATAGTATTCATATCAATTATTTCAAAATATCAACTTCGCAACTAAAAACTCCCGCAACATTGTGTATTGGGTCATTTATCATAGCATAGCTTTCGTCTCTTGTAAAGACTTGGCTATTAGGATTCGCTATTTTTTTTAAAGGTGTGGCAACAAAAGAACAATTATACAATGGTGATCGCTCCCAGTTAGAGCAACCGGAGTAAATAAACAAAAGAACTGAGAGCGATATGAATTTTAGGGACAAATGTTTACAGAACGAGCATTTCCAGCTTGATCGAAAACTGTTTGAATAGAGCATCGACCAGAACCTTGATAACCAGCACCATATCCACCACCACCATTTACATATATGGGTGCTTGTTGCTGAACAACAACAGGATCAGGACGGGACATAGCATTGACAAGACCACCAATCAAAGTAACTCCAGCTTGTGCTGCCCCCATTCCAAGAGGACTGGAATACCAGTTTGTAGAACCATATTGCTGATTTATAGTATACTGTTGATTGTATGGACCGTATGGTTGTGCTTGCGTAACACAAGCAGTAGTGAACAAAGCAACAGTAATGATAGATTTAAGTTTCATGATTTTTCTCCAAAAAATTTAACCAACGTATGCAGTATACTCCGCTCAAAACCAAATGTCAATGCTTTCTGAAATATTTACGAAGACGTTCACACTCATCATTGCATACTTCACGTTCCTCAACAATGATTCGTTCTCGTTGTGGAGCTTGCTCTTGATTGTTAATAATAATCGGTGGCGATTGTTGAATGACAGTATTATAATTAAAAGACGGAGCTTGAATCCCCCATCCATATCCCATAGCACCCATCATTCCATAAGGATAACCGTATCCATAACCGGGACCGTAGGGACCGTATGGACCCCAAGCAAATGCAGAGGATGACATTAGTAGGATGATTGTACAGAGTAAAGTCTTCATGATATTATTTATTAAATATATTTACTTTGTTGCATAAAGAAACAAAATCATAACAAAAACAAAAAAGATTACTTTTGCTACTGACGGGTCTTCCTTTTCAATTCGATTGCTCATATCATATTCTTCATAATAATCAACAGGTTGTTCATAGTTTGTTTGTGGTGACTCTGGACGATTCATAAATTCATGAAGTTTATCAACTTGATGTTTTGTAGTAGTCCATGAAGGGAAAGGACCGGGGCTTATTGCCCCGGCAGTAGTCCATTCTGGAAAATTGTTGATAAACCATTGGTTATCGGAAGTTTGTTGAATGATATATCCTCGATAGACTTTGGTCAACATTTTATTTACTCGACAAATAGTTATAAATCAAATAAAAAATTACATCAAACAGAGTACAGGTGTTCGCCCCTTTCGAGGTTGACTTCCCAGATTTCCTTTTGGAATTCATAATCGGAATCGATACAGTAGTTAATAATTTCCTTACAAGCATCAACGAAAGTCATACCAGTTTCGGAGGGAACAATAGTTGAATGAGTTTCATCAAGAATTACAGAATACATATTTTTATTTTCCATTAAATTAAAAGAACAAGATTATTATAGACCAATAAATTTCAAAAGTCAAGCGGATTATATTGTACTTCTGTCAAATCAAGACCCAAAGAAGCAAAATCGTAGTCATCATCATAAGTCACGTCCATATCATAAGGATCAGTGTTAAATAGATCAAAGTTAAATTCTTCCGAATAAGAACCAAACTCATAATCATCAGGATTCATGATTTTTCTCCAATAAAGTTAATTGTATATAAACACATAAGTTATCAAACAAAGTCTATCGCGGTATCCCCATGCCCATAGACTCTAATACTATAGAGGAGTATTAGTATGTTATTGAAACTGGATAATTATTCCTCACTTTCTACAAAATAGATCGATATTCAACTCAAAAGGATCTTCTGGAATTGATATATTATCATAAGTAAATTCATCTGTATAAACGATCTTCCTAGCATTTTCTTTTAACCAGTTTATCAAAAATGAATTATATTCTTCATTGGATTTTTTATAAAAATGTTCTGCTACTCGTTCAAGTCTACCTTTTTCTGCTTCGATGTTTTCGCTGTTTGTTGGTTCTCCCCATTGTTTAAGGGAAGCGTATGCGATTAGAGTGAGGACGTTTTCTTTTCTTTCAAGAATGGTTTTTTTCATGATTAGTGATTTTTCAATTGTTCAAAAATTGCCTTATACATTTCAATTTTTTCTTCAGATGTGATCGTGTTTTTCTCCATTCTACAAAAAATAATTTCAAAAATCTCCCTAACACTTTTCTCGTCAGCATTGGGGACAAAATAATTTGTTGATTTTATTTTAATAAACATTACAATAGTTCAACCAAAATTGGCGCGGCTGGCAGGACTCGAACCTGCGACCATTCGCTTAGAAGGCGAATGCTCTATCCACTGAGCTACAGCCGCATTTTTATATTATAAGACACAATTATTCATGTGTCAATCTTATTTTCTGAAATCGTAGAATCTTCTGAAATTTTATTTTTCAATTTCTGACTTTTAAGAATTTCTAATTCAGAATTAGTTCTATTTAAAATTTCTTCCAACCCATGTTCTTTTATTAAAGCATCATAAGTTTCGAAATCTGATCCTACGATATTCATATAATTACCTGCAAATTAAAATATTTATTGTTTAAAATGCTGGTTCATCATATTCATTATAAACAGCTTGTGGATCAATGAAGTTACCATCCGAATCCAAACTAAGAGCATTAGAATCAATCTTAGTATAAAGATCAACAAATGCGTCTTTAGTATGAGATTCGAACCTAGAAACACATAGATTTATTGCTTTTAGTTTATCGCCAAAGATATTATATGCTTCACAAATATGAACCAAGCGACGGGTAGAAATGATTTCATCAATACCGCCATTTTCGTATGTTTTACGAATAACTCTTGCCCATTTAACAAGTTTCTCAATAAAATCTGGATCGTCCGAATGATGTTTAAGAATTTTTGTTTCAACCTTTTCAGAAGGGAATTCCTGTTCAAGAGTGATAGGGAATCTTTCTAGGAATGCCGAATCAAGAATCTGAGATAGATATTTACCAGATTCATCGCCATATCCTTTAGAGTTAGCAGTAGTAATAATATTAAATCCTTCTTTGGCTTTAATAAACTCTCCGGTTTTTGGATTATAGAATCCTCGACCTTCAAGAATACCATTCAAAATAAGAATGTTATTAGCATTGGAACGATCAATTTCATCCAATAGAAGAACATATCCGTTTCGGAGACAAGTGATAACCGGACCTTCTGAATAAGTAATGTTACCATCAACAAGAGTAGGACCACCAATCAAATCCGTTTGATCTGTCTCAATCGAGAAGTTTACACGAATACATTCACGCTTCAATTCGGCGCAAACTTGTTCTACGAGAAAAGTTTTACCAATTCCAGATGGACCCGCAATAAAAATAGGATAGAATCTTTTTGATTTAATAATATTTTTAAGATCATTATAAAATCCATACTTTTCAAAGTTCTTATCACGTTCTGGAACAAGATATTCGGAATGAACAGGGGTAATAGTTGGTTTTTTCATTGGTATAACATTTTCTACAACAGAAAGGGGAGTTTCGAGCGACGGAACTTTGAAGAACCCGCGAGAAACACGATATTCATCAGAGGTCAACCAATGAGGATAAGGAATCTTTTCATTGGTGCTATCAAGAACAGAATCGATTTCCGTGCGGGAAATGGTGTGTTCGACTCCGAATGCTGACTCTACAAGGGCGATGAACTTCTTCTGAGGAACAGTAAACATGGTATAAATCTCACATAAGTTACAAAGGAGGTTGCATTGTAAAGGACTTGAAAGAGGATGTCAAGTCTTTTTTAAGACTTTTTCAAAAAATTGAAGCTATAAACACAAAAAACCCCATCGTTGCTAAACACATAATAAAACACACAATAAACATTTCAAATAAATTAGCAGCAATTTCTCCCTTAATCAATTTATCAAAAAATTCAATAACAGGAGGAACGACAAATATTAATATTCCAATATTTAATATTATAGTAAGTAATACTACAATAATTATTGAAAATATTGTTATCATTCTGGCTTCGGAAGAAGTTTTTTAACTCTGGAGTTTCTTCTATTAATCTTCAATAGCTTTTGTTTATACTCTTCATCAGATAAATCTTTTGATTTTTTCATGAGATTTATAGTATCATCAAGATTTCTTGAAGAGGCTTTTTGCACATAAGAAGAAGCCCATTTTTTCTTATAGTCTTCTGAAAGTATTGTTTTTAGTCTTTGTAGGTTCATTTCTGTTTCTATTAAATATTAATATTTATTAAATAATAAAATTACATCAACCGAGAACATACTTAATGTCTCATAAAAAAAATAAAAAGTCAAGTGATTTTTTTGCTTGACACTGGTCGCGTTTTGAGTTAAACTGCCTCCGTTCTTTCACTTTTTAGAGAAATAAAATGTCTGTATCACAATCAAAATCTTCTCTTGCTAGACTTCTTGCCGAAGAAAACCTAATAGTTGAACAACGCAACGTTTCTACCGCTTACTTTGATGGAGAATCGAGACTCCTTGTTCTTCCTACTCTTAAAGAAGACCTTTCTATCGATGTGACTGATCTAATGCTTTCGCATGAAGTTGGTCATGCTTTATTTACTCCATCTAGAGAATGGATTGAAGTCGTTAAAGAATATAAAGTTAGCAACGGGATCTTAAACGTACTTGAAGACAATCGTATTGAGCGTTTGATTAAATCTAAGTATCCCGGACTTCGTGTCAATTATTCTCGCGGATATAAGGAACTTATGTCTATGGATTTCTTTGGACTCTCTGAAATTGAAATTGAAGAACTTAATTTAATTGATAAAATCAATCTCCAATCTAAAATTGGATTTATTCAAGGGGTAGAGTTCTCTAAAGAAGAACAAGTCTTTATGGACAAGACTGAAAAGACTAAAACTTTTGATGATGTTGTTGCTCTTGGTAGAGAATTGCAAGACTACCTCAAAGAAAAGTTTGAAGAGGAACAGGAAAAAAATGAATTACAAAAAAATGAAGTAGAACAGGATTTCGGAGAATCTGGAGACTCTATTGAAAGTATAGATGATATGCTTGTCAGTATGGGCATAGCTTCTGTTTCTGAATCAAAATCCGATTCTGATGATGATAATGATGATAATGATGATAATGATGAAGATGGTGAAATGGGAGTCCTTCCTACCATAGATGATTATCTTCGTTCGCATACTGATGAAGTATCTCAAATTAGAATTAAAGCATTGTATTCTGACTCACACAAGAATTCAATTTATGTTGATGTACCTGATATTAAATTGTCCGAATATATTATCGATTATAAGAAAATTTATAAAGCTATTGATGACGATGTGCGTACAAAAGCTATTTCAAAAACAAAGTATAATCTATTCAAAAAAGATAATTATGATGTTATCAATTATTTGGTGAAAGAGTTCTTATTGAAGAAGAATGCTGAAGGCAGAAAGAAAGCCAAAATATCTAAGACAGGTGATATTAATCTATCTAAGGCTTATGCTTATAAAATAACAGATGATATATTCAAGAGAAGTACCATTGTTCCTAAAAGTCAATCTCATGGATTAGTATTCTTTTTAGATTGGTCGGGTTCCATGACAGATTATTTAGAAGATACTGTTAAACAAATGCTATGTATGTTAATGTTTTGTGAAAAACTTAATATTCCTTATGAAGTATATGCTTTTTCTTCTAATGTTGGAAACAGATTTGGTTTTAAAGAAACTCCAATACATGATAAAACGGCAATGTTACAACCTTTGAAACTAATGAATCTGTTTTCATCTAGAATGACTACCAATGAATTCATTAAAGCCACAAATGTTATGATGAGTATTAATAAATATGGTTTCGTCGGTGATGAACATAATGACTATACTCCTTGTTGGTTTCAACTTGGCAATACTCCTTTGAATCATACTATTTTGATTTCTGATAAAGTTCTTGATGAATTTAAGGAAAGAACCAGAATTAATATTGTTAATGCTGTATATTTGACCGATGGGGAATCTCATGGAGTTAGATATTCAAAAATAATTGATAATCATACATATTATGGATGGTTTCAAGATTCTGGTCATAAAACTTATCTTCGCTCAAAAAAGAATAAGGTAAGTAGATATTTGGATTTCAAATTGAATGGTGACGAGGAAGAGACTAATCATTGTGTTTCTTTTATCAAAGAGTGCTGTAATTACAGATTTTTTGGATTCCGTCTGATAAACTCTCGGCAACTTCGTTCAAGAGTTTTTAAATACTCCGATAATGCTGTTGATGCTATGAAGAAATTCAATAAAGAAAATTGCCTGTCAAAAGATAAAACTGCTTTTGATGAGTTTTATTTCCTTCGTACTAATGTTATTAAGGAAAGTGATGAGTATCTTCCCATTTTAGGAGAAAAGGAAACGGTTGCTAATATTACCAAGAAATTTGAAAAGGCAGTATCTACTAAAGTTAATAACAGAGTATTCCTTCGCAAATTCATTGACTTTATTTCTTGATGGTGATATAATAAATGATTAATGGGATTATCATTGAAAAAATTATTTTTGTAGCGTATTTAATTATTTTGGTAGGTCTAAAATGTTTTGTTTAGATATAGAAACTCTTTCACAAAAGAGTGATGCAGTAGTATTATCATTGGCAATTCTTCACTTTAATGAAACTGATAAGTCTTCATATGAAGAATTCTTGAGTAGGACTCTCTTTGTTAAGTTCATAATAAAAGAACAGATTGAGAATTATAATAGGAGTTATGCCAAGGACACTATTGAATGGTGGAAGAAGCAGTGTGATGTTGTGAGGAAGGTTTCCCTAAATCCTTCCTCGGACGATATAGAACTTGCTAGTGGCATCATGCTAGTCAGAGACTATATAAGGAAGCATTCCGATGAAAACGATATTGTATGGACCCGTGGTAGCCTAGATCAATTTTGTATCGATTCTGTATGTGAGGACTCTTTAAAGGTTCCTGTTCTATTCCATTATAATAGATATATGGATATGAAAACGGCAATTAGTCTTCTCAAGGATACTGCCAAGAATGGTTATTGCGATTTGCCGGATTTGGATAAGAATAAAGTTTTTAAACATGATCCGAGACATGATGTTGTGTATGATGTTATGATGTTACTAAATGGTGTATAATGAAAAAAATACTTATAATCCGTAGGAGGAAACTTAATGTATAAATCAGTAATAGGTTGGGGTCTTATTGTATTGGGTTTTATTAATGTTGGTAATTTCTTTGCTCATCATAATACTGCCACTGTAAGTGATAATAGTGCTCATGCTTTGGAAGGATTTATAATGTTATTCTTTGGAGTTATGATTCTAAGGTCTACATCTTTTCTTAATAATTGGAACAATTTTAAGGATTGAAGGCTTTACATCACCGAATTTTTGTGATATAATGTCTATGAGTTTAAAACGAGAGGAAATTATGTGTAAGTTTATTGTTGTTAGGGGAAGGAATACTACTCCGGGAACAGCTTCAACTTCTTATGAAATATTTGATAAGGTAACATTTGATCCTAAAAAAGATATTGAGAATCAAATGCGAAAGTATGCCTATCGTAAGTTTTATGAGAATGGTAAAAAAGCGAAAAATCTTAGAGCAGATGTCTTTTGTAGAAGAAGACATATTATTCTAGGAAACGGAGAAATCTTTGCTGAAAGAATTAAAATATTCGATGATTCCTTGACAAATTTATATTTTGGTTTTATTCCATCCGAATGTTTTGATTGGTGATTATTATGAATAAATTTATTATTTGTTTGTTTTGTATTGGTATTATTGGATGTACCGATGGTAGATATAAACAGTTTGCTGCCATTGGTAATCCTGCTAAAGTAACTTGTTATTCTGGTGGTAAAGTAATTTACGAAGGAACTTCAACAGGAAAAGTTGGTACAGAAGAACAATCTGATGGTTGGTATTTTGAAGACGCAGATACTCATAAGTTAGTCAGAGTATCTGGAGATTGTGTGATTGTAAATTAATATGTGGTACATAATCTTTTTTCTTTGTATATTTGCAGCCATTACTTCTGGCGATCTTAGGAAAGAAATGGGTGTTGTTGTTTGGTCACAGTGGATCATTTTTGGTGGTATGTTTCTTTATATGATTTTTTCTTGGATACTATAATGAGAGATTTTAAGAAAGATTTTATTTTATTTATTGGATTTATTTCTCTGTTATTTGTCGATTTTCTAACATTTAGAGTTTTATTTCCATTCCTGTTTTCCTCTGAAAGTGATGTATATGTTTGGGGGGGAATGTTCTTGTGTTTTGTTGTAGTATTGATTAATGCTGTATTTGTATATTTTGTGAATAGATATTGGAGATAATTGATGATTAAGTATATTGTGGGTGTATTTTTTTCTTTGTTTGTCTTGTTTTCGTTGCGATCCTGCACTACTGTTCCTGCTGGTCAAGTAGGTGTTGTAGTTCATATGCTTGGCGGATCAAAAGGTGTAGATGCTGAAGAAGTTGGTGTTGGTCGATATTGGTTGAGTTGGAATGATGAACTATTTTTGTTCCCAACATATACGCAAAATGATACTTGGTCGGGAGAAAAGGAATCTATTACATTTCAAACTAAAGAAGGATTGAATGTAAATGCTGATATTGGTATTAGTTATCATATCGATCCATCTAAGGTAACTACAGTATTCCAGAAGTATCGAAAGGGCATTGATGAAATTAGTGAAGTTTATTTGAGGAATATGGTTCGTGATGCTCTTGTAAAGGCAGCATCTACACAAGATGTAGAAACTGTATATGGTCAGGGTAAGACAGAACTTCTAGCCAATGTCGAAGAAAATGTAAGGAAAGAAGTTGAACCAATTGGTATTATTATTGAACATATCTATTGGGTTGGTACTCTAAAATTACCAGACACAGTTGTTGAAAACATTAATGCCAAGATCAATGCTACACAAAGGGCAATGACTAGGGAAAATGAAATTCAACAGACCAAAGCAGAAGCACAGAAGCAAATTGAAGCGGCAAAGGGCGAAGCGGAATCAAAACTCGCTGTAGCAAGGGCAGAAGCCGAATCTGTAAAGATTAGGGGCGAAGCAGAAGCCTCGGCTATTAAGGCAAAATCTGATGCTCTGAATGCTTCTCCACAGTTGGTTCAATATGAAATTGCCAAGAATTGGGATGGTAAATTGCCAGTAACTACGATGGGTTCTAGTTCAATTCCGATGCTGAATATTCCCGGAAAATAATTAAATACTTGGGGAAAAGGACTTCCCCCTCCAATAATAATTAAGGAGGAAATATGTATATTGATGATTTTAGAGAAATTATTGTCGAATTAACAGAGAGTATGAAGTTTCGTGACGAATACTTAGGTAATCTAAGGGAAATAGATTACAATTTATCAGATATTTTCTATGATAACAAATATTATAATTCTCTGGCGTGTGATAATGATTTTTTAATTAATAAATTATTCGGACCAGAATTAATAGATCATGTTAATTGGTTTCTATATGAATGGAAAGAAGGTTACATGATAGAAGATAAAGGTATTCAATATTATATTAATAATATAGATGATTTCGTAGAAGCTACTGAACAAATTTATTGTCTTCCAATGCGACAAAGGGGTGTTTAATATAAATATTTAGATTTAGAGGATATGGGGAAATGGAAGAGTTTACAAAAAACTTATTATTGACTGTTCTTTTAGTATTCTTTGGAATAGAGTAATGAAAATAGAACAAATAGCAATTGATCTCGACGGCGTTTTGGCAGACTTCTCCAAAAGATTTAAAGAATTATATAAAGATGAACCAGAAACAGATTATATTTCTAATAACAAAAAGAATGAATTATATAAGAAAAAATTTCACGAATTCATAGAGAATAAAAATTTCTCTAATCTTGACCCTATGGAAGATTTACAAGTGGGTTTAGAATATTTACGAACACTAGATGTTCATATATGGCTTTTGACTTCAACCGCTAGAGAAGAATATTTAAACGAAGTATCAAGCCAAAAAAGAATCTGGTTGAAGAATAATAACATCGAATGGAATCCTGTATTCGTTCCGGGAAAGAAACTTAAATGTTATTATGCAAAACCCGGACGAATTTTAATTGATGACACATTATCTAATATAGAACAATGGGAAGAAAATTGCGGAATTGGTATTCATCATAAGTCATGGGAAGAAACCATAAATAAACTAAAAGAATATTTTTAATCCACCAAGCGCCTTGGTGAAAATAGGTTTCCGGATACAACCTATCATCCAACGAAAAATCCGATCTATTTCTTGGAGTTATATGAACATTATCTATAGTCTGTTTTCTTTCCTGATGTTTTTTGGTGAAGTATTACTAGAATCATTATTGGTTTTTGTAATTCTATTTGGGTTGATTTGGTATTTCTTCGCGTGAGAGAAATAAACTTGACAATTGTATATGCTTCTGGCGTGTTGCAACTGACATTGATTTTATTTTTTGTATACCTTATCAATATGTTTTTTAATACATATCCTTTAAGAGAGGACTTGACTTTCGGTGCTGTAGTTGTTACAATGGTGTTGGGTGATCTTTTTATTTTGAGTCATATTAAACAGGTAGAAAAATACAATGAGCGAATATCCAATGAGAATAGCCAAGAAGGATATCAAGAAAATTCTAGAAATTCTTGAAAACTTCCCAGAAGTTTCTGAACTAACTCAAATTAAGTTAGATTATTATTGTGGTAGCATTGGTAATAGTCTCAATCTGATTATACCTATAGATCATAATGGTGTTATTGGCGAGTTTACTACTGAAATTTTTGGAACCGAGGATTGGTAATGAATAAATTATATGAATGGCATAATAGGTCTACGGATTATTACCTTAGTGATATTAAAGGTAAAGTATTAGGTTCTGTTAGTCAGTTTTATAGCGGAAATGGTATTTATATTGCCAAGTATGGACATATTGTGTTGGGACAATATATTTCATCAGATCATGCAAAAAGTGCCGTAGAAGAAGTGTATAAAAATAATTTATCACTTGGAGAATAGCAATGGAAGATGATAAATGGTTAGGAAATATAGTAACTTGCGCTGTTGTAATTGTCATTGTTATTGCTTCTTACCGAGCGGGTCAAGTTAATGCTATTAATAAAGTAATGCAATTGATTGAATCTGAAAAAAATGTTTCTTCTGATAATATTTCTTTAGAATCTCTGAAGATTGATGTAGAGAAAATCGTTCGTTAATTTTTTATAATTTAAATTAGAGGTAGAAATGGGAATTCTTTCGGCTGTTAAAATGGATGTCGAGGAACTTATTCATGCGGGGTATCCTGATGAATATATTTCAAAATCTGTTGGTATTGACCTGAGTGTTATTCAATATATTATTAAGTATATTAGACAAGAGAAAGAAAAACCAACCAAAATAAATACTAAGAGTAAATAACAACAAAGAGGGAACTAGAATGGATATTCATATCGATTTAGAAGCTGTGAAGTTTTTCGTAGTTTTAGTAATTGCTGGTTCGGCTTACGGGTATTATGTTTATAGAAAAGGATTAATTCGTGGCTGGGACAACGCAATGTACTCTTTAGAGGAAGAAGGATTGATTCATATTGATGACGATGGAGAAGTTTTAAGAGTCTCAGATAAAGAATATAAAGAATACAGGAATTTTGTAGAACAAAGCGAATATTAAATGATTGTATGTATTTGTTCTAATATAAACGATTTTAGTTTACGCACTTTAATTAAGAGTAATAGAATAAAAAATGTGAGAGAATTTCATAAATTAAATCTTTGTTGTAATTGTGCTAAATGTTATAAAGAGATTAATGATATTATAAAGGAAGAATATGAATCGAATATTCACAAGAACTGTAATGTATGATGAAAAAACAGATGAATATATTATTGAACTTCCTGATGAAATTTGCAAAGAATTAGATCTTCATCCCGGAGATATTCTTACATACGATCATCAAGATGGTCGAATCATTCTGAGAAAAAGATTGGAATATTAATTTTATAAATGGAGAAACTTATGGAAAATAAAATTGAACTATCGGTAAATTTAGTAAATGCTTTATTGGGGTATCTTGTACAAAGACCATACGTTGAAGTCAAACAATTCATTGACGAGATTCAAAAAGAAGCTATCAACCAATCGGGGCCAGAAAACGGTTCCTCATGAATATACTGTTAAATAAAATTTAGGAGATTATATTATGCCCAAGTATTTGGTTGAAACTATTAGTCAATTCAGAATGCGATATGTTGTTGAGTGTAATGATATTACTCATGCACAAGATAGTGTGGTTTGTGAAGAAGCATCAGATATGTCGCAACATAATTTAGGAGAGGTTATTGTATCTTCTAGGGAAATTAATAACGAAGAATATATTCGTATCTTTGATGAAGATAATGACTGTTTGAAGGACTGGGAGGAAGATCAAAAATTTAGATTCATTTACAAAGTAGATTATGATGAAGATATTGAGACTGATAATTCTGCGTGGGAATTTTCATGATTGATGAAACCGTTAGTCTACTATCTAAATTAGCTCAAGAGATTGAATCGGAAGATCCTATTGATTGGGGAGATTTAGCAGTATCAGAAGCAGATGCTTATGATCTAATGGCAAATGAGATTTATGAAAGATATAAAGAAACCGAAAATATGGAAGGAGAAAGATTAATTCTCCTTTCAACAATTTTAAAGTTGACGATTGAAAATTTCACTTTGAACTTAAAACTCATGAAGGTTATGAATAATGGAAAATCTAATTAATAATATAACTAAGTTTACTATTGAACAGATACATGAAGAATTATATCATATTCAAAAAGATTTGAATTGGCTAGACGATTCTATAGCTTTAACTAACGATCAAAGACAACTTTATAATGATATTAAGAATAGAGTGAAAAAAGTATTAGGACAACGACAGTATTAAATTGTAATTTCAGAAATTGTTATAAGAAATAATCATTGATAGAGGTACTTCAACGCAGAATGTGGAACTTCTGAAGAATGGAAAATTGTAACAAAAGGTAATGTTTTAGTGATTTCTAGGAAATAATATATGTATACAACTTATACTAATTTTAACGAATGGAATAATTTAGCTGTTCCAGAAAAGGGCAGAAAGTTTGTTACTTGTGATATTCCAAACAAATTTAAATTCACATATTGGATATTTGTTCCCAAAGAATTGGAGAATAATCGTGGACACTAAAATCTATAAAATCGAAGCTATTTCGATGTTTAAAATGACTTATTATATCAAAGCAAAAAGTGAAGAACATGCTCTTGATGAATATTGTTGCGAACTAGAAAATGATACCTTTAAAGAAGGTAGCCAAAAACATATTGATGAAGTTTGTTCTGATGTGAGAGAATTAACAGAAGAAGAATTTCTAAAAGAATTTGATCGTGATAATGAATATCTTCAATCTTGGACTAAAGAGCAAAAACTTAATATGATTAATGTGATAGATTATGAAAAATAATCTATCACATTTAGAGAATTTATAATTATTTTATATGTTGTTCAAGTTTTTTCAAACCTCGCATATGGTTTATATGTTGTTTGTATTCATTCTTTTTTTCATCTGTTAAATCACTTGCATGATTTGCCAACTTATGTAAATGTGATATTGCTTCGTCATCATTTTTAAATTTGCTTGCTGCATCATGAACATGACTTGCATATTCCATATTTGCGGTTGAAACTTTATTACCAGTTGGTGTAATATGTGCAGAAAATTTACGAATTGAATCTTTTCTAGGAAGATCATGAGGGAGAGTGAATCCAGAACCAGTATTTTGTGGTTTTCTATTTACATTAATTGGAAGTTTAACTGGTTTTGGTTTTCCGTTAGTATCAGTAAAATGCTGAGACATCATATCAGTCATTGAAGGTTGACCAATAGTTTGACCCCCTTTTTGGTTTTCTATTAAAAAGTTTTTAATATCTTCGTAAAGTTTTTTGCTCATTATCTTTTCCTATAAGAAGTGTTTTAAGTATTTATATAATTTAATTTTTAGGTATATTATGAGAAGTAATCATTGGTCAACAGGAAAATTTGCTGACTTTGTTCGGGGTACTCCAACGCTAGAATGTGGAACTTCTGAAGAATGGCGAAACTTTGAAAAAGAAGCAAAAGAGAAGCATCCATTTAGATATTGGGTTGCCGAAGAATTGCTTGATAAAGTTCAAGATGTTGTTATGTATGTTCCAGATAAACTTTATGCGATTAAGTATTGGTTTTTAAATCGGTTTATCACCAAGACTCACGCGCTGACTTCTAATTTAAACAAAGGACAATGGCATGAATTTGATGAAAGAATTCTTCATTGTTTATTTGACGAACTTGTTAATTGGGTAGAATGTGAAGTTTCTTGGAAAAATATTATTTGTGACAAAGAGTCAGCAAAGAAATACAACGCACCTTGGCACAGTTCTGGTTGGTTTCGTCTAAGAATTTGGCGAAGTCCAGAAGCAGGTTTAGATTATATTGATTGGGAAACTACTCTTATCAAAGACGAATCTTGGGGATTAAGTAAAGATGATCCAGAATATGGTAAGAAAACGCCACAAGCAGAAACAGCAGAAAAAGTTTCTAGGTTATATCATTGGTGGAAGTTTGAGCGCCCAAATCGCCCCGATCCTTATAAAGTGAGTGGATTTAATACTATTTTTGATAGTGATATCAAAGAAGACTTTTGGGATTGGGCAAGCCGTACAGAAACCGAAGAAGAAAGGGACAAGCGTACTAAATCTTCAAATATGATAGATGAAATTGAAAAGCAATATCAAGATGAAGATACAGAAATGTTGATTGGACTAATAAAGATTAGAAGCAACCTTTGGACTTGAGAATGAAAATGATTAATGCAACAAAAGCAAGAGAAATAACATTTCGTGCAAGACATAATTTATACGACGAGCAACTAAGAATTCTATTTGAATGTGTTGAAGCTGCGGCAGAAGATGGTAAGTTGATGTTTAAGTTCACTGATAGTGATTGCAAATCAAACAGTTTGAATTATGAATTTTGGTTTGAAGGAGCAAGGTTTGATACTGATTACTGGAAAAAGGTAGTTAAATGCTTTTCAGATTTGGGATACGGTATTAACTATGTAATACAAAGTTATCCACAACAGCACATCATTGTTTCTTGGGGATAAAATGTCTTGTTTTTTCTGTTAGAATATTTCACGAATAACTTATGAATGAAAATCAACTAGTATTTTGGGTTTTGTTTCTATCATTTATGTTCGCTGGTGAACCAGATATTTGGGATGCCTTACATTTATATGTATTGAGGACTCTCCAATGAGTAAAATTACACCTTTTATTCCATATTATTGTTTTCGCCCTAATAAATTTATAAGATACTATCAAAAACGTTTTGATGATGGAGCGGGACATACTGCTACTTTGAATATAGCAGTTTACGAAAATAAACACAAAGAAATTGTTGAAGCGGTTGCTCAAGTTATATGGGACAAAGTATGAACGATAGAATCAAAGAATTAGCCGAACAAGCGGGATTTGTGGACTATATGGTTTTAGGAAGGATAGAATCTAAAGAAAGAGTGCTTGAAACATTTGCTGAATTGATTATTCAAGAATGTTATCAAGCAGTGAGGGGTAGATGTGATGGTGTTTTGGAAGACGAGGAAATGATGGAAGATCAATACTGGAAAGGATATGTTTCTGGTGTGTGTGATGCTGCTTGCGAAATCAGACTGTGTTTTGATAGCGTAGATTTTGATCATTGACGCTTGACTTTTCTGTAGATTGTAGTAAAATAAACCTATCAAAGCAATTCCACTGGAGAACTGAAATGACTGGAACAAAACAAGTTGGATGGTTCGTTGTTGGTGAAGGCGAATACGGTCAGTATGTATTCGGAACAAACTTTGAACCTTTGGATTGTTCCGAAGACACCCTCACATACTGGAAGAATCGTGGATATGATATAGTAGAAGCACTAGTTCCTGATGATTGGAGATTCGAAGCATTCGCTCTTCCTGAAAATCATACTTGTTGACTTCCTCTCCTATTCAGATACAATAACTCTGAGGCGAGCAAGTAGACCAAACTTTGGACTTGACATCCAAACCAAAAGGTCGTACAATACGACTTTACTTAGGAGCGCAACACAATGAACCAAAAACAAGTAGACAAGTTTAACGCAAAGACTCGCAGAGATCAAAGATTGTTCTTTCTAGTGATCCTGATCGTAACCTTCGGACCTTACATCTTAGAGTGTATTCAAAAATGAAAAAGTCAAAGCTGATAGAACTTCTTAATCAACTTGAAGACGATCCCGAGATCATGCTGTGGAACGGCTATGCCTCTGATTGGATGGATGTCGATAAGAAGCTGGTCGATACCGATCAAGTCAAGATGACATTTGAACACTACGTCAACTCAGTAGAAATCGAAGAGAAGATTGATCGCAAAGACTGGGACTACACACTATCGCCAGAGCAACGAGAACGGCTCAAGAAGAGCTATCTCAAGGATGTCTGCTGGGAATCAAATGATTGGGTCTGCGAAGAGGACATTGAGAACAAGCGATACAAGTCGCGTCGCGTAGTCTACCTGCAGGCTAAGACCCGTGGTGTGTCAACTTGGGATCGTATGGGCACTATCGAATACTGAGGTTGACCTTTCGATCTGATTCTGTTAAACTATGCACGTGGTTTAGGACAACGTGGAGACTGAAAATGACCTATGAAGTATATACTTGGGAGCTATCAGCGGATACTGATCCGGTATTAGTAGAACGGAAGAAGTTTACTAAATTTTTTGATGCTTGTGATTATCGGGAGTTGATGGAAGAAAAAGGGTATGAATGTCATTTGTTCGATGATGAATCATTGAAAAATCTATATAAGAAGTAAATATTATGAAAGTCTACGCTGTCTTCTACGTTGAATACATTGAGACCATAATGGAGTGGTCCGATCACCTTGAGAAACTTGAGAAAGTTTTTGATTCTGAAACAAAGGCAAAAGAGTATGTGGAACGCAAAGGTGGTGACTACATAATGAAAGAAATCACTGTAGAATAGGAGAACAAAAATGAAAGTCTTCATCGTAACAAAACAAGGATATGAAGAAACATTACTCCTTGGAGTATTTGCAACAAAAGAATTAGCACAAGAACATATTGATTGGTGCTGCGAAGTATTTGATCACAAATCCCACTATGATATCGTTGAAGAAACTGTAATAGGAATATAATGAAACAGAAATTTGTTGTTAATTGTTTCT